TTGATGAGTTAGTTCGTCAAATGGAATTTGCTTATGCAAAGACCACAGATTCATATGTTGCAGGAGTTCTAGGATCATCTTGCGCACTATTGACAGCAACAGCAGATAACACAGCTGCTGGACTTCTATCTTATGTATCAGGTGCTGCTGCATCTGTTTATTCTGGCTCACTTGGATTTGCTCGCAACTTAATTGTGAACAGCACCCAATGGGGAAATATCATGGGCTACAACGATAGTGGTCGCCCAATCTACAACGCATCACAACCACAAAACGCAGGTGGAAATGTAGTTCCTACATCACTTCGTGGAAATGTTGCTGGCTTGGATCTTTATGTTTCTCGCTCACTTGATGGCTACACAACTGGAGATCAGTCAATGATCGTTGTAAATCCAGATGCTTTCACATGGTATGAAAGCCCACGCTTGACACTTCGTTCCGATATCACAGCAACTGGTCAAGTATCTGTTGCTTACTACGGCTACGGCGCACTAGCAGTAAAACTTGCTGGTGGCGGAACTTGGTTCAACAAGAACTAAGCAATTTAACTGAGTGCCTAGGGTTGCTCCCGATCCTAGGCATCCATTAAGGGAGTAAGGAGATGACATGCCAACTATTATCACAGCTTCAGAGTTGAGGGCAATAATTGGTGTGTCATCATCTTTGTATAATGACGCATATTTGGAAGGTATAATAGATTCGGCTGAAGGAGTAATCCTTCCAATGCTTACAACATTCAAAAGCCCAATTCAAAAAGTGTCGCTGACTGATAATGTCGCCACTTTTACTACACTAGGAATTCATGAATTTACCGAAGGACAATCAGTTGTCATCACAGGATGCGGATCACCTTACAACGGAACAAGAGTTGTGTTGGCAGATAATCTTGGACAATATACCTTTTCGCAATCGATCACTAATGCCGATCTACTCGAAGTTAATGTCATCCCATCCGGAGTTGCTGCCCTTTCTGGCGGATCAACTTATGTTGGAGTCCAGCCTGTTCGATCAGCAATGTTTGCGGTTTCAGTCGAAATTTTCCAATCAAGAATTGCAGCCGGAGGACAAATCGAAGGCGTAGATTTTACAGCAACTCCGTTTAGAATGGGCCGATCGCTTTTCAATAGATGCGTGGGATTATTAGGGCCTTACATTGATGTTGAAAGCATGGCTCAATAGTGCCAAGCACAATTCTTTCTGATGTTCGCACACCACTTGCAACCGCAATGGCAACAGTTGCCAGCAATGTTTACAATTCAGTTCCCGAGTCCGTTTATCCACCAGCAATAGTAATTGTTCCGGATTCGCCGTATCTTGAATTGGAAACAATTAACAAATCTACTATTCATGCAAAAATTAATTTTACAATCACAGTTGCAGTTGCATATAACAGCAATCCTGCATCACTCGATAATATCGAGCAGTTAATTATGAGCGTTCTCGCAGTTATTCCGGTTGGATATATTGTGAGTTCGGTTGAAAGACCGACAGTCAGTCAGGTTGGGGCTAGCACTCTGCTGATTTCTGACATTCGAGTATCTACCTATTACACACAAACAGCATAAGGAGAAAACATGGCAACCACAGTAATAACCGGTCGTGATGTTGGTTTATCTTTCACAGGTGGAACAGATATTCAGGCACAAGCCACCAACGCAGTATTGACCAAAGTAAATGATCGTCAGGTGTATCAGACAATGGATGGTGAGGCATACAAGACTGTCAATGTATCCGGAACTTTTCAATTGGATATGTTGGCAGATTGGGCAAAACAGGGTCAGTTTGTGAGGCTCTATGGGCTGCTGCTGAAACCGCACCAGATACAGACATCAGCATGACACTTACAGCTGCATCAGGAGCACAATTTGTGTTTCCTGTAAAGCCAGAGTTTCCAACTGCTGGTGGTTCAGGTGTTGATGCTCAGACAGTATCATTTACATTCACAGTATCTAAAGGCGCAGTAGTAGAAACCTTTAGTTAAAAACTAGCAACGGGAGCAAAATGAAACTACCAATTACAATTGAATACAGCTCAGGCGAGCAAGCAACTTACATTGCCCAACCGCCTGAGTGGGCGAAATGGGAAAAGCAGACAGGACACACTATTGGTCAGGCATCCGAAAAGTTGGGCGTTTGGGATCTTATGTTTCTGGCTTATCATGCTCATAAGCGTGAAGTTGCCGGAAGCAAGCCAATCAAACCAATGGATATTTGGATGGAAACTGTAAGTGATGTCATTGTCGGTGATGCACACCCAAAAGTTATCCAGCAGGAAGCCTAAGTAGATTATTGGTTGAGTTGGCAATTGCCACACAAATACCAATGAGTGAATGGGTTGAAGCAGAGGACATTTTAACAGCAATCGAGATATTGGAGAAACGGAATGGCAACTAGTACCGAACCTCTAATAGTTTATGACAAAAGAGAACTTGCTTCATTTGCTAAAGTTATCAAAAATATGAGTGAAACTGCTGTTGAGGAAACCAAGCGCAGGGTTGGCGAATTGGCTCAAAAAGAATTAAATGAAATTCGCAGAATTGCTGCATCACGAGGTAAAGTTGCCGATCGGGTTGCTCAAGGCGGTAAAGTTAAAAAGTCCTCAGTTCTTGGTGAAATTTCATTTGGTTTTGCTGAACAAAAATTTTCTGGCGGTGCAACAACGCAATTTAACACTCGCAACGATCCTAAAGGAAAACGTAAAGGAATTGGCGCAGCTGCTGAATTTGGTTCAAGTAAATATTTACAATTTCCAAGATGGTCAGGGCCGATGCCTAAAGGGCCGGGTTCGAGAGGTTGGTTCATTTATCCAACAATTAGACATTTACAACCGACAATTATTAAAGAGTTCGAAGAAATAATTCTTGCAATAAGAAAAGAGTTTGCTGATGGCCAGTAGAACCTTAACAGTTGCTTTAGCAGCTGACATTGATGGATTAAAAAAAGGTTTAGATGATGCCAATAAGGTAGTCAATAAATCCGCAGATCAAATTGCAGACTTTGGCAAAAAAGCAGCATTGGCATTTGCAGCCGTTGGTGCAGCGGTTGGCGCATTTGCAATCTCAGCTGTAAAGGCAGCAGCAGAGGATGAGAAGGCTCGCAAATCTCTTGAGCAAACTATTCGATCTAACACTAATGCAACAGAACAACAAATTGCTGCGATTGATACTTATATTGACAAACAATCAATTGCCACAGCCACAACAGATGATGTTTTAAGACCGGCTCTTTCAAGATTAATTCGATCAACTAATGATGTTGCAAAAGCTCAAGATTTATTGTCATTATCACAAGAAATTGCAACGGCTACTGGCAAGCCATTAGAAACTGTTGCAAATGCTCTTGGTAAGAGTTTTGATGGTCAAAATGCAGCCCTTGGCAAACTTGGCTTGGGTATTGATGCCGCTACCTTAAAAACAATGTCGCATGAAGAAATCATGCAAAAATTAAAAGGAACTTACAAAGGCTTTATTGAAAATGAAGCCACCAACACAGAATTCAAATTTAAACAATTAACTATTGCTTTAGATCAAACAAAAGAAAAAATTGGCGTTGCCTTGCTTCCTATTGTTAAACAATTTGCTGACTATTTGTTAGCAGTAGTCGTTCCAAATGTTCAAGCATTAGCAGCGGGATTGACTGGAGAAAATGGCGTCAATGCAGGAATTACAGATGCAACTCAAGGGGCTTATGAATTTGGTCAGCAGTTAAAAACGACTATTGAATTCTTAATAAGCATTAAAGAGGAGTTATTGATATTGGCTGGCATTTTAGCAACTGTTTTTGTTGTCAATAAAATTGCCGCTTTTGTCGCAGCCATTGGAACAATAGTTGCAGCTATGAACACTTTAAGAAATGCCGCTGCTGCTGCTGGAGTTGCTACCGCTTTTGCAACCGGTGGCGCATCTGTTGGAACTGCTGCTGCTGCTTTGGCCGTTGGCGCAACTACTTATGGTTTAACTCAAATTGCTCCAAGCGGTAATGTTCCAAATGTTCCAAGTTCAGGATTTACTTATGGTGCAGGAAACCCAAAAGGCGCACCAACAGTGAACAACATTACAGTTCAAGCCGTTGATAGCGAAGGTGCTGCAAGAGCAGTTGCTAAAGTGTTAAATCAGAGCGCATCAAGATCAGTTCCACAGCTGTATAACTCAGGCATAAAGGGCGGATAATGACTGTCTGGACACCTGACTGGAAACTCACAGTTGCTGGGGTTGATTACACAGACATTGCAATCAGCGATATTGCTCATCAATCTGGTCGAGATGATATTTACACTCAACCAAACCCATCTTATTTGCAGGTGCAATTAGTTGCTTTATCTGGTCAAACTTTGCCATTTGATATTAATGACAGTTTAAGCCTACAAGTCAAAGATAGCGCAGGATCTTATGTAAGTTTATTTGGTGGAGATATAACTGATATAACTGTTGAGGTAGAGCGTGCTGGCAATATTGCCACAGTTGTGTCTTATACCTTACTTGCAATGGGATCTTTAGTTAAATTAGCAAAAGAGATTTACAATGACACGCTTTCGCAAGATGAGGATGGCGACCAAATTTATGCACTGCTTTCAAGTGTATTGCTTGGATCTTGGAGTGAAGTGCCAGCAGCTTCAACATGGGCTACTTATAGCGCAACTGAAATTTGGTTAAATGCTGTCGATCTAGGACTTGGTGAAATAGATCAACCAGGGCTTTATGTTATGGAAAATCGAGCAGCAAATCCCGACACTGTTTATAACATAGCATCAGCAATTGCAAATTCAGCCTTTGGGTATTTGTATGAAAACAATAACGGAGATATTTCCTATGCTGACGCAGATCATCGGCAAACCTATTTGCTAGCCAATGGTTATGTTGATCTTGACGCTAATCAGGCTTTAGGTGCAGGGCTTGCAACTACAACTCGATCAGCTGATATTCGCAATGATATTTATATTAATTACGGCAATAACTTCGGATCTCAAGAAGTTGCCAGCAGTGCCACATCAATTGCAACTTATGGATATAAAGCTGAAACCATTAATTCTTTAATCCATGATGCTGGTAATGCCCAAGAGGTTGCAGATAGATATATTGCTCAAAGAGCCTTTCCATTGCCAAGATTTGACAGCATTACCTTTCCCATCACTAACTCAGAAATTGATGATGCCGACAGAGATGACCTTTTAGCTGTATTTATGGGCATGCCAGTCAATATCCAAAACCTTCCAACTCAAATCTCAAACGGTGAATTTGAGGGTTATGTTGAAGGTTGGCGTTGGACTACCCGATTTAATGAATTGTTTTTGACCCTGAATGTTTCCCCAGTTGCATTTAGCCAAGTGGCGATGCGCTGGAATACTGTGCCAATTACCGAGGCATGGAATACAATTGATCCAACTTTGACATGGGAATACGCTACAATCGTAGCCTGAGATAAAGGATAATATGGCAACCACTACAAATTATAGCTGGAGCACTCCAGACGATACCGCATTAGTTAAAGATGGCGCAGCAGCCATCAGATCTTTGGGAACTGCAATTGATACTACGGTTTTCAACAATGCCGGTGCAGCAATTGCTAAAACAATTGTTGATGCTAAAGGCGACATTATTGCAGCCACAGCTTCCGATACAGTTGCACGATTAGCTGTTGGCGCAAACGACACAGTACTCACAGCAGATTCCACAACCGCAACAGGGTTAAAATGGGCTGCCCCTGCTGGCTCAAGTGGGCCAACATTTGGTGTTTATCTTTCGGCAAATCAATCAATAACTGGTTCTACTTATACAAAAGTCCAATTTAATACCGAGGAATGGGATTCTGATAGTTGTTTTGATTCCACTACTAATTATCGTTTTACGCCAAACAAAGCAGGTTATTATCAAATTAATTATACTGTTGCTGATTCAGGTTCAGATATTTATGGCCGACTTTACAAAAACGGCTCAAACTTTAAAGGACTTTGGGGTAGTGGTGTTAGCGGCGCACAAATATCAGGTTCTTGTATGGTTTATGCAAATGGAACAACAGATTATTTTGAATTTTATCTTGCACATTTTGGTGGAACAGCACCAATTTATGGCGGTCAAACAGCAACATTCGCAAGCGGTGCTTGGATAAGGGGATAAAATGACACTTGTAGAACAACTTATTAAAACATTTCCAGAACTTTTAGATTTGTCTGCATTTAAAAACGATCTAATTGTTATTCAAGATGATTCAGATGGTCTTGATGCTTACATTGCTAAATGGGAATACAGCGAGCCAATTCCAAAAGGTCTTAAATTAGGCAAGCCTAAAGGCTAATGAAGCCTTTCCTATCTAAAGCAGCCGTTCAACTTAGGGAACAAATTGATGATTGCTTTCCAGAGCGTTTGCGTAAATCTGATGGGTGGATTGGTGATGCTAGACATAGCACAAGAAAAAGCGACCACAATCCAGATGCAACAGGATGCGTGCGAGCAATTGATATTGACGCTCGGCTTTCTGACGACAAAGGGCTTTCAGCATATTTGGCAGATCAGATTCGATCCTACGGGAAAACCAATGGTCGCATCAGTTATGTAATACATCAAAGCCGTATTGCATCTCCATTGCTTGGATGGCGTTGGAGATCGTATAAAGGAAATCCCCATTTGCATCATATTCATGTAAGTTTCAAAAAAGATCAAGATGGCAATTCAGATTTTTTTCATATCCCACTACTAGGAGGCAACGCATGAAACTATCTAACAAACACAAGGCTGCAATTAAGTCATATTTAAGAGCTGTCGCTGCTTCCGGAATTACTGTTGCACTCGCTATCGTGGCAGACATTCATCCAGCCTACGCAACTTTGCTTGGAGCAATTGTTGCACCTATTGCCAAAGCACTTGATCCAAAGTCCGGCAAAGAGGCTGATTATGGAATCAATGCGAAATGACGGCCAACGAATGGGTTGGTATAGCCGTTGGCGTATGCGGAATATCAACAAGTTTATTCATGGGAGTTCGCTTTCTTATTAAATCTTATTTGAATGAGTTGAAACCAAACGGAGGCTCATCAATAAAAGATCAAATGAACCGACTTGAACAGCGTGTCGATGATCTATTTGTCTTAATCAGTAAGCGATAATTTTTGTTATGGCGAACACTCGAAAACCTATCAAACGCAAAAAGATCAATCGTCGTGTCGTTCGCCAATCTCCTGAACCATTAACAAAGATAGATCAGCACTACACCGCATTGCATGAATGTTATAAAGCAGCTCGTAAAGCAGGATTTACACCAGAACACGCATTCTGGCTAATGACCGAGCATAAGACTTTTCCCGATTGGATCGTAGGCGATGGTGGGATCATTCCTTCCATAGATCCAACTGACGATGAGGATGATGATTAAGCGATACTTAGTAATAAGTGATTTGCAAATTCCTTACCATCATGAAACAGCCGTCAAAAATGTTATTAAGTTGGCTAAGCGTGAAAGATTTGACAGCGTTCTATGCGTTGGCGATGAGATCGACTTTCAAACCATTAGCCGTTGGGCTGAGAAAACACCTTTGGCTTATCAACAAACTTTGGATGATGACCGCACAGCTACTCAAGAAATTCTTTGGGCTCTCACAGAGCACAGCCGAGAGGCTCATATTATCCGCAGTAATCATACTGATCGCCTATATAACACTTTATTAAAAGTTCCGGGAATGATTTCACTTCCCGAATTGCAATACGCCAAGTTCATGGATTTCGATTCTATGGGCATTACATTCCATAAAACATTTTTTGAATTTGAAAAGGGCTGGATTTTGGCTCATGGCGATGAAGGGAACATGAATCCCAACGCTGGGCAGACTGCCCTAAATCTTGCTAAAAAGGCAGGAAAGAGCGTAGTTTGTGGGCACACCCATAGACTAGGTATGTCAGCCTACTCAGAGGGGCTCTACGGGGCTTACAGACCCCTTTACGGGGTTGAAACAGGCAACCTTATGAATAGGGCAAAAGCCTCATATACAAAGGGCTTGGCTAACTGGCAAATGGGCATAGTCATAATGGATTGGGATGGCAAGAATATGAATGTGCAGATGATACCAATTAACAAAGATGGCAGTTTCACAGCTCTTGGAAAGTCTTATGGGGCGTGAAACAGACTATCAGCCTCGCACGATTGATGACCATATCGACGATTTTGAGGATATTAGCGTTATCTAATCGTTATAGAACACGCCGTAAGTCAGGTAGATAAAAGACTTGATTTAGGTCAAACTTTATGTATTCACAGAGATACTGTGGATATGTAGGGAGCGACATGAAACTAGATCTAGGCAGTAGAGATACAGCTTTAGAATATGCCGAGCGAGGATGGGCAGTTTTGCCATTATTGCCACGCAAGAAAGATCCGCATTTTGACTTGGCTCAAAGGGCATATTTATCAGCTACTACCGACCAGAAACTTATTAACTTTTGGTTTGACTATGATGAAAACATAAACATCGGAATAGCCTGTTATCAGTCAGGCTTGGTTGTATTTGATATTGATTATCGCAATGGCGGTCAATTACTTCCAGAGTTTGAGCCAACTTATACAGTTCAAACCGGTGATGGCTTGCACCTTTATTACACAGCTGCAAAATCTGATGTATTTAAGGGCAAGTTAGTTGATGGAATTGATATCAAGTGGAAGGGTTATGTTGCAACTGCACCATCAATTCATCCGTCAGGAGCAACATATACAGTAATCGATGACCGAAATCCGGTTGCGATGCCTAAACAAATAAGGGAGTGGGCAACGAAATGAGAATCAACGGGATAACTATTTTATGGTTTGTGATAGCAACAGGCTTATTAGCTTACGCATTTAATTTATGGCAAACCGAAATTTACAATCGGGGTTATTGGTCTGGGCGTGCAACGGGTTGGGATATGCACCGCAGAATGACCAACATCAAGAAGCAGTCAGATGAGGTATTTGACTATGACAAAAACTGAGCAGCTCTTTAATGAAGCCATTTCAACGATCCAGTCAAGAGGTGTCATTTATGGGCATCCTTATTACAACATGGAGCGAATCTCTAAACTTGTCAGTTCGTATTTGGAATACCCAGTCATGCCTCATGACATCTGTATCTTTAACATCTTGCAAAAAATTAGTCGCTTACAGGAAAGTCCAGGGCATTATGACAGTTGTGTGGACATTGCAGCATACATCGGTCTATACAAGACAGTTTATGATGCCGAGATCGACAGCGATTTCAAAAAAGGAGATGATCTTTAATGGCATTTAATCTTGAGGATTACGAAGATGTGGCTACTTTGAACAAATGGTTCATTGCCAATTATCCAATGGGTAGATCTGATATATCAGTTATCAGCCATGATCCTGAAAAGGGTTATATCTTGGTGCAAGCAACTTTGTGGCGAGATGCAGCAGATCCATCACCGGCAGTTAGCAATATTGCATTTGGATCTAGAGAAACCTACATGGCTAACATGAAAAAATGGTATGTCGAGGATACTGCGAGCAGTAGTTTGGGAAGGGCAATAATAATTCTCAAAGGCTCAAACAAAACCGCTACAAAAGACAGCATGGAAACTGTCAAGGCAGATCAATCTTTTAAGGAAAAACTAGAAAGTCGCCAAAACATGTATGGCAAGGCTGGATCTAAGTCAGCGCAAATTGAAACAATCTTAAGAGATAGTTTTGAAGCTGATAAACCTAAAGATCCGGTTGCTTGGTCTGTTGGTGATGTTGTTGCTGAGATTGGTGCATCAATACCGAATGAGCCACCAGCGTGCCAACATGGGCATATTTTGAAAGAAGGAATCTCTAAAGGAGGTAAGCCTTATTATGGTTATGTTTGCAAAGCAAAAGCATGTGAACCTAAATGGGCAAAACTTACAGCTAATGGAAAATGGTATTTTGAAGGAGGTGAATAAATGGGCGAATTACAAATTATCGATGGTTCTGGTCTAACTGCAACTTTTACAGATGACGGAGTTAAAGTAGAACCATCAACAACATATTGCGACTTATGCAACGATGACAGATTACTTCATGAGGGCGATCTGCTTCGATGCTATAACTGCCACGCAATCAATCGGATTCCGTATCATGCCTAATTACGAATACGAATGTGATGGCGAGGGATTGAGTATTGTATTGGATCTTCCAATGAAGCACGAAATCCCTTGTTGTCAAGTATGTGGGGCTAAGTTAAGGCGTGTCTATTCAGCTGTGCCAGCAATCTTTAGAGGAAAGGGGTGGGGCAAAGATGCCTAACTTCAGATGTAATTTCTGTGAATCTAAGAGTGAGTTTGTATGGCTTGATGAGTTTGAAACGCACGAAGGTTTTCGAGTATTTCAATGTCTTAAGTGTTGCGCTGTGGGAACTAAGAACCTAGCAGAACAGATCGACACACAAGAACCGGTGCAGCGATGCACTAAGTGTGGTTCATGGATGTTTGCAGAAATGGAGTGTCATACATGTGCAATAGTCATGATGACCTAACGCATGAAATCAATTGGGCTGATCAAAACAAGCTGCGTGAGCAATGGCTTATTGATAATCCCGATGCACAATACATTGGTTGGATGTCGATATGACTTGCCGTCTGACCTGCGGTTATGCTGATGGATTTGGAGGCGTATGCTACCCTTAAACGCAAATTCGCTTTCAGAGCGAAAGGGCGATCTGCGAAGCAGAAAGATCGCAAGGTTTGGTTTGGTGATATCTCTGTCTTTAGCCATTACAATAGGCTTATTAAAAGATTATTCCGTTGCTTCATTAGATAAAACTAATCATTACAGACAATGGGCTTTTATACAGCTTAATAACTTAGATCAATTCTATTGTTTAGATGAATTGAATTATAAAGAATCTAGATGGAATCCAAAAGCCAAGAATGGTAGTCATTATGGTATTCCTCAAGGTAGAAGCAAATGGTTGGCAACAGTTGATGGATATAAACAGATTGATTGGCAATTGAAATACATAAAGAAGCGATACTCTAATCCTTGCAATGCATTACAACATCATAAGATTAAGGGATGGTATTGAGTAAATCAGCTTTAAGATCTACCGGATCAACGAGGCATTGGAGATCTATTCGCAGTAGGGTGTTAAGGCGTGATGGGTTCATCTGTCAATACTGCAATCAAGAGGCTACAACTGTGGATCATGTGATCCCCCGTAGGCTGGGTGGATTAGATAGCGATGATAATTTAGTTGCAAGCTGCACAAGATGTAATTTAAGCAAGGGTGGGCAGTCTGCCCAGCGTTGGGATT